GTATTCAACGAACGTAGAAATGCTTACGTTATGGGTGAAGGTACTGGGCAAGTAGTCAAGTGGTCATTCTCTACAGAGTCAAATGCCGCTGGTTTAGGCGCAGGCTGGAACAGTCATGCTGCCGGTATTTCAGGCGAAGACCGTGGTATCTACTGGGGCAACTCAGGCGAAACGCAACGTGTATATTTCCCAACAGATGCTATTGCTAATATGGGACACTCGGCCGGACGTCACGGACAACAAAAAGGACTTATGGCCAAAACTGGTTATGGGTATGGCGGTAACGAAGGCGACTATGCTGGCGGATATAACTTCCGTCGTACATTAATTGCTAGTGAATCCGGATCAAATACCTACAGTAAACCAGGCGGCTGGGGCTATGGAGAAGAAAACTTTGGTATGGCGCAAAATAAAGGCTACCTACAAGGTCAACACGATCCAAGCGGACAAAATAATCGTTCATATGCTTATGTTTATGCTACAGAATCTGGATATCAAAACGGCGGCACTATGGAACCAAAAGGGCACGATGGATGTAGCTCAGGACACATGGGGTGGAGAGATTAACCTTGCTAAGTAGTATGTCATTTACAAGGAATCACAATTTATGAACCAAGTTCAAGCATTTACAGAAGACCTTTTTGCCAAATATAAAGAGTATAGTACAACAGATGAGGCAATGACCAACGTCAAGTACTTGACTGAAGATCAAAAAACCTTAGTTGGCCATGCTCTTAATTTGCACTTCTTAAATCCAAAATTTAAGATGAAGCATTTTGTAACTAATGGACAATTGACTCCGTATAGTACTATTCGTCAGCTGTTATTAGAATTAAAAGTAATGGAAGAAGCTACCGAAACTTTTGAATACATGTTGAAAAAGATGGAGCTTGAAAAGGAAGGTATTACCTTGCGCCTAGCTTCAGAAACAGATCCTATACAACGTAATCTTCTTCAGTTAGAGTTACTAAAAAATGAAAAAGAATACAAGCAAAATAAACGTCGACTAGCACAAAATTATATCGAACGTGAGCAGTATATTCAGCTAATCGAAGAATTTAAAGCAGGCCCAGACGCCACAACACCTGACGGCAAAGATTGGATCACAGAAGTATTTGGCAACATGGAAGAAGAAAACAAGTGGGAAGAACATTACTGGATTGTCCGCTTGGCAAAACAAGCTGCACTGGATGTCGTAGCATACGGGCGAGTTGGTTCTGGAAACATGGAAGCTATCACACAACTAGGCGACGGGTTACAAGAACAAGCTCTGGCACTAACTCACGAAGTAAGTTTACAACTTGAAGCATTAAGTAACGGTCTTAGACAAGATGTTCACGAAAAATTGCTAGCATCTGATCCACATTATCGAGCATTGATGACTAACAAACGTCCAGAGGACCTTAATAAAATTGAATTTAACATCGAGCAGTTGGTACCTATTAAAGAAGACCACTCAAACTCGGCTAACAACACACCTGATCAGGATTTAGTAAATGTTTATAATAATAGAAACGGTTAGTTTTAACCACCCATTAAAATCATCACCATACTTAACATGGTTTGATCAGTACTGTTTCAGTCACTTTGAAGTAGCTGACATCGAAGACGCATATATTAACGAAATCGATGCCGCTGGGTTCGTACACGAAATCGTTCCTGAAGAAATTGCCCGCGGATGTAAATTTGCCAAAGCAGATCATACTGGTAGACTAGGTATTCTAGAAGGTTCTGAAATCCACGAAGAATTAATTTATGCCAGCTTAGAAGAACATAAATCTAAACCAAAAGTATACTACTCATTAACTGAAGAAGACTTAGTGTCGCAGTTGGCATTTTACAAAGTTATTATGCGTCTTGAACTAGCACTACATTATAAAGAGTTGACTACTGAACAACAAAATAACAATCAAGATTATAAGAATCAAATTTTAGAAGAAATTAATAATTGTACAACATCTTTACAAGCTAGAGAATTAATGCATACAAAATTTGGCATGGCCACTGGACATATCTTACCGGCTGAATTAAGCTGGGGCGCCTCACAAGTATTATTATCTGAGTAAATGATTACTGTTGAAAAAGATTATATTGAATTAACAGATTTCTTATCCCCAGAAATCCAAGATAACATAGAAAATTTACTTACACATCCAAGTTTTCCTTGGTCGTTTGTATATGATGCGGTTGGAGGATACACCGGCGAGTCTGGTACAGGCGGCGCCGCTGGATTCTTCCACAATCTTGTATTCAATAGTCAAACTAGATCCCCTGACTTGCCAGCAATAATGCCTATAGCTTATGCTATGGAAAAAGAACTAGCCAGTATCTTTAAAGTAGTTAACTACAACAGAATCCGTATTGGTTTGTTTACACGACACCCTGACGAGTCTCCTCATTTACCGCATACAGATTCTACCAAACCTCATTGGACTGGTGTATATTATGTAAATGACTGTGACGGTGACTTAGTAATATACGAAGAAACTTACGAAGATATAACAGAAGCAGAAGCTCACAAAACACAACTTGTTGTAAAAAAACGTTTCAAACCTGGTAAAGGCCGAATGGCATTGTTTAACGGCAAACACTTTCATGCTAGTTCGTTCCCAACACAAACACCCTTACGTATAGCAATCACATTTAATTTCGAGATAGAATAATTCAAGTAAATAACTCTGAATACTAACCCAGAGACTATAATGTTTGAAGATTTTATTGCTATTTACGATAATACGCTAACCCCTGAAGAATGCCAAACAGTCATCGAATACTTTAACGAGTTAAAATCGATGAATCTTGCTTATACTCGGCAAGATTTAAAAGACAATCCTAAACATATGAAAGACGACGAAACAGTCTTTCCGTTCCATTACGAGAATTTGCCGTTACATAGAAAAAATCCCGTAATGCAAATTTTCTTACAGAAGTTTTGGAAGTGCTACGATGCTTACGCAGAGCATTTTAGTATTTTAGGAGATGCTCAGCAACACGGCATAATGACTGCTAGAATACAAAAAACATTACCTGGGCAAGGTTACCATAGATGGCACTTTGAATCAAGTGCTGCAGAAGTTGCTAGCCGTGTGTGTGCTTGGATGATTTATTTAAATGATGTAGAACACGGTGGCGAAACAGAATTTTTATATCAGAAACGCAGAGTAAGTGCCAAGCAAGGCAGACTTGTAATTTGGCCAGCGGCTTTTACACACACCCATCGTGGAAATCCTCCACTAAGTGGTGACAAGTATATTATTACAGGATGGTTAGAATACATGGGAAGTGAACCAAAATGATGAATGTCAATGCGAAGAAAATTTTTAGTGTACCGTTAAATCCTAAATTAAACGAACAACAGTTTTTAGAATTTTATCAGTTTTTAGAAAGAAATAAAGACTGGATATCAGATGTATATTTTACAAGTCGTATTGCTCCGTTTAAGCAAGATGCGATGGGGGATGTTTTTATCATCGAACAAGAACAACTAGGTATTGAGACTGCTTTAAACATTCAAAAATATCTTGGAATTCCTGTAAGCGCAACATTTAACAATATTCAAGTTCCGCCAACCCAGACAAATTTAGATACATTTATAATCAACTTTAAACGATTATATGACGCAGGGATTCGCGTAGCAACAATTCCACATACACACTGGCTTGCTACTGGACAAATACAACGAGCATTTCCAGACTTGTTTATTAAAAATACAATTTTAAGAGATGTACGAACAGCGTCAGAAGTAGTAGCTCTTGCTCAAGTAGGATTTGATTATATTAATCTTGATAGAGATTTAATGAGAGATAAAGATACGCTATTGCGACTTAAAGATGCTAAAGACTGGATTAAACTAAACATGGGTAAGGATATTCAGTTTAGTTTACTAGCAAACGAAGGGTGTCTAGGAGCATGTCCTATGATGGTTGAACATTTTGAGTTTAACAACAATCGGACAAAAGAAACTCCGCAATATTTTAACGATCCGGTTAGTCGTGTAAGTTGTCCTAAGTGGGATGTTGAAGATGCGTCCGTGCCGTTAAAGACTGCTAACTTTAGTCCGTGGAAAGCCGACTGGGATGAATACTTAGATGTGTTAGGCATTGATGTTTTTAAAATGCACGGGCGAGAAGATATTAATCGCTTGTACGAAACAATGGACCTTATTGAACGATATATTGCTGGTGAAGAATTTGTCGCTGGCGGGTTCGCTACATATCTTGAAGAAACAGAATTAGCTGGTAAACCTATTGACATATGGCGTGAAAAAATTCGCAACTGTAAATTTGATTGTTGGGAATGTCAGTATTGTGACAAAATTTATGAGAAAAAATCAGACTTACACTATTCTGACTTAACTAGACACGTGGTAGATGCTATAGCTCTGTCTGGAATTCCTACAGTCTATAACGATATTCCAGGATTAACTAGTCCCCGTGTACAAACTTTGTTAAATTTACTAGCAAAGGGCGTTGGCAGTTACATGGAAGTTGGCAGTTACTTAGGAGCAACTGCCGCGGCAGTACTATATAATAATCCAATCAACGCACATTTTATTGACAAGTGGGAAGAACAGATTCAACCTAAGAGAGATGATATAACACTACCTGCTAATAGCCGAGAAGAATTTCAAAAAAATATTGCGCCGTTTGTAGGCAACTCCAACGTGAATATTATTCCAGGTGATATGTTTGAAGTTAATACTATTCCATATAATCAAAGTATACAGATGTTTTTCTATGACGGTCCTCATGACGCAAAAACAACTTATGACGCAATAACATATTACTATTCTACGTTCGCACAAGAAACTATTATAGTAATGGATGACGCAAACTGGGATGGTGTAGTAGACGCAACGATTGCAGCATTAACTGACAACGGTGCTCAAATTACCTATCAAAAACTAATGTTGAATTCAGAAGAAAACAGCAGAGAATGGTGGAACGGATTATTCATAGCGGTGATTAAAAAATGACATTTAACAAAGTAAGAAAACTTATTATATTTGGTGGTGGAACAAGTGGTTGGTTAACTGCCGCATACTTAGTACGTAACTTAAAATTTCCTTGCGAAATTATGCTTATTGAAAGTGAAGCAATTGGCCCAATCGGAGTAGGCGAAGGAACACAACCAGCAACAGCAAGATTTATGCATGATTGCGGTATTGATCCTAAAACATGGATGAAGCCAAGTAACGCTAGTTTTAAATTAGGTGTAGAGTTTGTAGGATGGAATACCGATCCTTACTTTGTTGATAATGATTTTATTGAAAATACTATTATTGCTCCAAAATTATTTACAACAAGTTATTTTGTAGGTAAAGATAAATCAGAATTTATCAATTGGTTACCTGCGTATAAACTTGCTAAGGAAAATAAAAGTCCAAAACTTGCAGGCATGGATACTAACTACGCACAACAGGGTAATAGAAATTTTGGCGCAGTTCATTTTGCCGCGTTTGATATTGTAAAAACAATTAAAGAGATTGTCGGCAACAAAATTATTCATGTTAATACAAAGATAGCAAGTGTTGATTCTGACGATAACGGGATTACAGCATTGATAGACGAAGCTGGAAACAAATATGTAGCAGATTTATATTTGGATTGCAGCGGATTTAGTTCTGTATTGTTAGAGAAAAATTTAGGCGTTGAGTTCATATCGGTTACTGATATACTTCCGTGTAACAGAGCAGTAGTAGTTCCAACTCAGTATAAAAATCCACAGGAAGAATGTTTTCCATATACACGAGCTACAGCAATGCCAGCAGGTTGGATGTTTACTATACCTAATTTCAAAAGAACTGGCAACGGTTATGTGTACAGTGACAAGTATATTACTCCAGAAGAAGCAGAAGCAACGTTGCGAGAAGCAACTGGAGAATACGAAGCAAAAGCTAATCACTTGTCTATGAAATGCGGTATTCATAAAGTTGTTGCTCACAAAAATGTGTGTGCTATTGGACTTGCCGCAGGATTTGTTGAACCGTTAGAAGCCACAGGAATTACATTTACTACGGCGGCAGTGGAAATAATCACCCAGGGCTTGAATCGAACTAGCGGCATTTGGAACGCTCCTTTAAAACAAGACGTTAATAGACTGTACGATACAATGTTCTGGGAAATTGTAGCTTTTGTTTGGATACACTATCACTACTGTACAAAGGATGATACTCCATTCTGGAAAGACATCCGCAATCAAACACTAGATAATGTTCCCGAAAAAGTAAAATATTATATTGACAAATTTGTACCTAGTCCCAACACCGACTTTGTACATCACACTACTAGTAGCTTCCATGTAGGTCATTGGTTTAGTGTACTGAATGCTGGCAATGTTTATAAAGATCACAAACCAATAATATTTGGTGATGTAGAAAAATATGCTGAATATTTTATTAAGAATCAATCTCACAGAGTAGAACTTATTAAAGAAATGTTTCCTAATCACTATGAATTTTTAAAAGACTGGTACGGGACTGAATAATGGCAGTTGAATGGCATTTTCCAACCCCAATTTTTGTACATAGTTTTGAAGGCACTGAGCTGGATGAAATACAAACGGAGATTAAAACTGCTTTGCCTGAAATTTTAAAAAGCAAACACGATAGTCCATGGGGAGATAATGTCACTACTACGTTTGAACACGCTGGTAAAAATGATATATTGGATTTTAAGTTAGATAAGTTTCACTCTGCAATATCCAAGTTAGTCGATCGGTACACACAGGTAATCGGTTATCCTGAACCAAACTTTAAATTAATTGAATCCTGGATTAATGTTTGTGGCCCAGGACAGTTCCAGTATGATCATACCCACTCTTCTGCTAGTATATCTGGATGTTATTATTTTGCCACTAATGAAGTCGACGGTAAAATTAGATTTGCTAATCCTAACCCGATTATCCACACTGGAAAATTTCCAGCAGATAGAATTTCAATAGAAGCAATCACGTATGCTCCTAAAGTTGGTCGTATTTTATTATTTCCTAGCTGGTTAACTCACCGAGTTAATGTCAATAATACAGATAGCGACCGTATTTCAATTGCGTTTAATCTGTTATGATCAGTAGACAAACAACTTTTAGATCCGATATTTTTGTATGTTCAGATGTAGGAACAGCTAGCCAGCGCCAAGACATGATTGATCAAATTAAGGCAAAACAACAAGCTAATCCATCTATGAGTTTTTCAAACCCGGGATGTTTTAGAATTAATAATCCTTGTGCCAATATCTCTTGGCTTTTTGATCAAATTAATGTATTATTACATGAAGCAATAAAATTTTATCAACTGGAAGATAATGTATTTGGACGTTTGCCAATGTCACCAAAATTTGATTTTTCTTGGTGGGCAAATGTAAACAGCCCTGGTAGCAGAAATACATTCCACACACATAAGGAAGATGAATTTTCCTGTGTATACTACTTACAAGGAACTGATACAGGAGATTTACGTTTCCCTAACCCGGCAAACTTGTTAGGTGATTGTTGTAAAACAAGTCCGTTTACACGAGACTTTTTGTTTGCGCCAGCAGACGGTGATTTAATTTTATTTCCAAGCTGGCTTCCGCACGAAGTAGAACCAAATTTATCAAACAGAGAACGCATTAACGTGGCATTTAATTTTAAGGTAACACTATGAGAAAGATAACATTTTTTACAACGGTTGACGGAGTTCAGGATGCTTATCCAGTTATCAATGCTAAAGACTATCGTCCTAATTGGGTAAACAGTGCCCGAGACTCATACATTAAACGTAAACAAAAAGCAGAAAATGATAATGAAAGATTCACGCATTTATATAGATGTCCTGGAATTTTTGATTTAATGTCAACTGGTTTTATTGTACCTATGATGTGGGATGTTATTATCGAAACAAACGGCGACGGCGAAAGTTTTGGATGGTCTGTTCCTAGCGGTGAGTTAAGTATAATGCATACTAACGGCAATATTGTTGACGGACACATGGCGCATTTAATAGCACAGTCCCTTCCTAAGCGACCCGGATATTTAAAATCATTGGTAAAGTTTAACAGTCCGTGGCATGTAGTTGCTCCGCCCGATGTTAAATTTATGGTCATTGCGTTGCCTTATCCAGATCCCGAAGATGCTATGTTTGAACAAGTTCCTGGTATACTAGATCCAGGCTTGAGTACAGAACTTAACCCACAAGGGTACTGGAAAGTATTAAATGGTAAGCATACTATTCGCGCCGGTACACCTATGATGCAACTTATTCCTCTTACTGATGAAGAATTTGAATTAGAAGTAAAGTGTGCTGGCGAAAAAGAAATTGCGTGGGCTAAGAAGCGTAATTACTTCTTTAATCTAGCATTTGCATTTAAACGCACATTAATGAAAGCACAGTACGTTAAACATTTCTTTGGAAAAAATTAATCTTTATAGATATGTTTTTTTAAGTACTGGTATAGTGTGGGTTCTAAATCAGCTAAAGAATTCCAATACATTTTCTTTCGTTCAAATCTTTCAAACGATTCATTAAAAACTTCTTTATGGTCTGCGCCTGTTCTAATTTCGTATCCGCGAATTGTAATAGGATCTAGTATAGGATAATTCATACCCACGCTAATTCTAGTAATGCCCGCAAACTCAGGAACTTGGTTTGTAAACATCTTAGCGTGTTGTAATTCGTAAAATCCTTGGAAACTTTGCGGCTCTAAACTGTCCAGTCCTGGGCTATATGTTCTGCGATTGTTGGCCTTCCAATATTCTGTGTCATTACGAATACTTAACGCATAGTGTAACGCAACGAATTCAGCAAAGTTTCTAAAAATATTTAAACAAGAAGCATTGTAAACATCAATGTCCCATTTTGTAACTGCTGGGCGTTGTAGACTTTTTATTAATTTAAATAAGAACTCGTGTACACTAAACAGTCCGTTAGATTCTAAAGGCTCAATAAATCCAGCACTTAGTCCAATAGCAACAACGTTTTTAACCCAAGTGCGTTTGTGTATACCAACACGCATAGGCACATCTTTAAATTCCAACGCATCGACTTCTTCTCGAGTTTTAGGACATACAACTTTATCACTCATTAGATACTGTTTAAATTCTTCTTTAGCATCTTCTGGAGTAATATACTTGTCACTATACACATAACCTGTTCCTATACGTGACCATAACGGAATGTTCCAAACCCATCCATTGCCAAGCGCAGTACAATTAGTAAATGGTTCTAATTCTGCTTCCTTGTCTTTATACTGAATACGAGTTGCCCATGCTCTATTATTAGGTAGCATGTCTTCGTAGCTATCAAACGGCTCCTTTAACGCACCGGCAAGCAATAAACTTTTCCAACCTGTACAATCAACATATAAATTAGCTGACAGTTGAGTACCGTTGTCTAATTGTAGTCCGCTGACACCGTTTTCATCAGTAAACACTTCGGACACATTGGCTTGTATATGCTTGACTCCGCGAGGTATAGCGTATCTCTCACGCAACCACATACCAAATTTAGTCGCATCAAAGTGATAAGCAACGTGAAACTTTGGATCATAGTTAGGAAATTTTTTATGCCAATTACTGCTATACTTGTTATTTTCAAATAATGCCGCAGACGGGTAATAACATCGCACAAAGTCTTGTACAGGTGTATCAGGATATAATGCTTTCTTAAAAAACCAGTCGTGTACACCGTCTACTGTATTTTTAGTTACAGGTGTTGAAAACGGATAATGAAATCCGCCGGCATCTTTTTCGTAAAAGTCTGTAAATTTAATACTGAGCTTATAACTACCGTCGGTAAACGCCATGAAATCTTTTTCATCAATTTCTAAAAATTCCATATAGTCGTTGATTTGGGCAATAGTACTTTCGCCCACACCGACTATTGGCACGTTAGGGCTTTCAATTAAGGTAATATTCTTTTCAGGATATGCTTTGACTAGCATTGCGGCAGTCATCCACCCTGCGGATCCTCCGCCTACTATTACAATGTTGTCTACTGGTTTAATCATAATAATAATTATCTAAAATTTTTCTAGATAACTATAGTTATGAAAACTGATATGTTTGTAACTCCTATGTATTCCGGCAACATACAATGGCCAGAAAAGACCGTTGCCATGTTTAAAAATTGGGTAAAGTTTGAAAAGGAATTAAACCCGCAAGGCGACCAGGAGTCTACTACGCAAAATGGATGGCAATATGTGTTTAAGCCGGGGGATAAAGAACCTGATTGGCTTAAGGCAATGGTGTCGAGCATAAACGCAGTCAAAGAAGAAAGCGGATTTGATAAAATTAAGACCATGTGGGTTGTAGATTACGAATCCGGCGGGTATCAAGACCCACATTTTCATACAGTTGGTGCGATTAAAGTATCAACAACTATTTTTAATATTTTAGGCAACGGCGAATTAGTAGTACAAGATCCGCGACAACTAGCAATGGGGCAAGGCTATGGGTTTGCTTACGAGCACAAGTTTGCGCCGGGAGATTGGTTGTCAATGCCAGCGTATCTAATACATAATTCACGACCTAGCGCAAGCCCTCGTAGTATTTTAGTTATGGACTTTTTTGTAAAATGATAGATCTTACTATTTTTAATCCAGTAGCAATTGGTAAAACACAAATCGACGATTATGTTTTTAATAAACTTAACGACATTAGTTTAGAGTTATTAGATACTGGATCAACAGCAGAAGATTATCCAGGAAATGATCATCTAACATTGCGTGGCGGTGACCAACGCCGAGTATGGCCTGGTGATAACAAGTTGTCCTGGGTTAAGACTTGGATAGAATTTCAAGCAAGAGAGTACCAAGAAAAAATGTGGGAACAGTCTGGTAAATTTGGATCGCTTGATTTAATACCAACTTTAGTAAACGCATGGACTATAACACAACCTGAAAACAGTTATCAAGTTACACATACACATCCGTTTGGTCACATATCTGGAAACATATACTTAGAGCTGCCAACATTTAATAGTAATAGCGCAGAAACTGATGGATGTATTAGCTTTATATTTGACCGACCGGCTGATGTACAAGGCGTCAGATTCTTACATGTTAAACCTGAACTAGGAATGATGTTAATATTTCCTAGTTGGTTGCCGCATCAAGTGTATCCGTGGCAGGGTAGTGGCAATCGTAGAGTGATTGCTTGGGATTGTCAGCTTTTACCCCAGTAAGATTTTTCAGTTTCTTTTGCGCCAATCATTGGTCTACGGTCGTACTGCCAGTCTGCGTGTGGCCCGTTAGCATCCACCCAATGTAAAAACACTTGCGTACATTTATCACCAGTATATTCTTCACGCCAGTGTTCAAATTCTAATCCGTTATATAAAACTGCCTCGCCTTGAGCTAGACTAATCGGTGTAGGTTTATCTAACATAAACCACAATGGCCACGGATCTCCAGTTAATGACAAACTCATGGAAAATTCACAAGCTGATCTATCTTTGTGCGGCCGCATAGTAGCACCATTGTAATAAATTCTACAGTAACTATAAGTTGGATAAAGTTCCTTACCAACTACGCTACTTACATATTCTGTTAATCTTAACAGTAATTGCTCAGTTTCTGGCAAAGCATAAGCACTAAAACTTTTTGGTACTAAATTATCGCCTACAGGTTGTTCGTAAAATCTAATGCTGTTAGATAATTCAAGACATTCTTGGGGAGTTAGTATATTTGATAAAATTTTCATCATGATATTTATAGGTTAAATATCATCATGCTAGAAATTATAAAATCTTGGTCAACTCCTATGTTACGTAGGAATAGGATCTTTCAAAATCATGAAGAACTTGTTGAGTTAGGCCGCTCTCATACTGCTGAAGATGACAAACAAAATAATAGATTTATAAACGGTACACCGTTTAAGGACAATCCTATTATTGACGAGCTAAAAGAATGGTTTTTACAATCGGCATTTGACGTTGCCAGTCAATCAAATAACTGGGATCGAGCATACACTCCTGAACTAGCAGATATTTGGAGTTGGAGTAGTACCGATTACGACAACTTACTACATGGTCATCACAACTGTAGTTGGTCTGGCATATATTGTCTAGAAGAAGGTAACAGTTCTGTTGAAGGATATAACGGATCTACCATCATGTTTAGTCCGTTACCGTGGGG